ATCCTTCTTTCATTTGGTCTTGATTCTCATTAAAGAATAGATGAGCTTGTTTGTAGTCTCTCCAGTTTGCAGGAGTGCCAAGTATGTTTTTTAATATCTCATCTTCTTCCTGCACTTGTGGATTGTTAGGAACATTTACAACTTCCATCGAATCTAGATATTCAGAATCAAATCCTTTTACATTGTACGGTAGTTCTTTGGTTTCTAACAAGTCAAATAGTTTTTCTTCTCCAGACATAGGATGTTCAGAAGGAAGAAGATCGGTGTCGTGTTTTCCAGATCTGAATCTTTGATTTCTTAGAGCATAAAGGAAAGAGTTTACCCTAGCCATCGCCCATTGTTGAGCAGAATTAACAGAAGGACGTACAGAAGCAGGATTATTTTCATAGGCTCCCAATCCTCGATGGTAAGACACAGCCAAATAATTAACATTTGTTACCTTCTTCTTAGGATTAGATCCGTGTTCTTCGTTATGTTCTTTTGCTTTTCGTTTTAGTGCAGTCTGTGTTCCTTCTGGCAATGCATTCATAGCGGCCCTTGCGTTCGACTTATCACCATAATCAACAGCCTTGTAAACATCGAGAAGATATCTAACATTCTCATCTTCTTCTTCTCCTATATCTTGAGGCTCTTGTTTTCTAGGAAACTCTAGACCTTCAGTAGCATAAGCAACCTCTGGAGCAATACCGAAGAATATATGTTTTTCAACTCGCATTAATTTATCATTCCTTACAGATTGCAATGCTTCGACCTCTGTATAATCATGCTCAAAGTGTAGATCATCCTCCCAAAGTCTTGCTATGCGAGTGAATAACAATCCTATTCTCTTACCTCTCTTTATTTGGTTACTCCAATATTCTACCGCTTGCTGTCGACCAAGGGCATAGTTTGCAGTGGGGAGTCCTAATACAGAAGGAGGTACACCCAAAACCGCAGAGATTGATTCACGGGCAAAGGTTCTAGATGCTTGGAATTCCATATCACGAGGAGACAACTGTAGCATGTCTATTTGAACCTGACCGCTCATAACCATAGCGCCCCCGCTTTTCTGCATACCTTTATATTGATCAAGGATCTGTCTTCTCACTTCTTTATTCCAAATATCACCGTCTTCTTTAGGTGACAGAAGAACATCAGGACGACCTTTTGAAGTTGCTTCTGATACGAGTTTTTGAGAGTTGAGATCAGCATCTAATTCTCTTGCTAGCGGCTGTATTGCTCCTGTTCCATATAATGCCTGTGGACCCTTTTGATATCCTGCATTCTTACCATGTATGATTCTTTCTGGAGGATACATAACTACAGAACCGCTAGAATTATGTTCATAACCTACAAGACCCTTCTGTGGATCTGTAACGATTCTAACCTCTTCAGGATGTAAACGAACCATTGAAACAGGTCTATCAGAAGAACCGAGAAGCAATATATAACAGTTTCCAGATAACACTAGATCGATGGTTATCTGTTCTCTGAAAAGAAATTCGTCTGTATCTGTTGAAGGCATTCTAATCAAATCTAATACAGGATGATCCATAACTTCAACCGCTTGATCTCCGTAACCTTTGATCAATCGAAGAGGAAGAGCTGCAAGATCTTGAGATAGTCTTTTGACACCTGCATGAGTATAGCCATGAATCCCAAAGGCATCCATAGAAACCTGTGCTGAGAATGTATTGTTTACACCGCCTGCGGAGTTCCAACTAGCACCACGATTCTCTTCTTTTGGCTTCTCAATTTGCTTTGCATAACTCTTGCCTAAAATAGCATTATATAACCTTACAAAATAATTATCACTCATTGCATTTTCCTCTTATTATGTAGTCTTTCATATTCTTCTAGTTTTCCATTATCTTGTATACAAGATACTTTTAATCTTGTGTTCTTTTTAGTATAATCACAGAAAAAAAAGAATGACAATCCATCATCATTGAAAGCATCTTTTAGAAGTTGTGTGAAGTCTGCAAGAAGTAACAAATGATTTTCGCAATCAATATCTTTATATCTGATAGCCTTTAAGAATTGTTTTTTATTTAATTGTATTCGTTCATCGTCTGAAGATGCGTAAATTGAATACTTAGATAATATTGATTCACTGTTACCATGTTTCATTGTATTCTCCTATTGATGTGCATTATATCTCATGTATTGCATGATCATGTACCTTAAACTGTCCATAGCATGATCCGATGATTTTTTTACTACGTCCTTTTTTGACTTATGATCCCATTTATACAGCCTAAACTCCCTTAAAGTATTCTTTACATTTTTCGTAAATAAAAGTCTAGATTTTCCTTCTTTATCAATCTGTAAATATTCTCTAACCATATTAATACCCTCATTCACACCCAAATGTTTTGGAGCAGGTAAGGTTCTTATATTACATTCTCTTCCTAATGTTAGACGACCGTCTTTTGATTCCGGATCTGCTACATACCAATGTATCTCCTCATTATGTAACTTGTTGATTCTATTGATCTCTCTTCCTGATTCTATCGTTGTATGATTCACCCAATAGAGTTCACGATATACAATCAGAGTAGTATCAGAAGAGTAGTAACCTGCAGGAGCCTCTGCAACCCATAACGCGCAGAAGGGATGACTAGATCCAAAGTCAATAGATATATATCTTCTCCAGTGATCAGGAATCTCTTCTATATCTATCAAGTGAGTATCTTTTGAAAACTCAGGATAAACCAGACCTGATTGAGAAGAGAACTCACCAAACAATCTAGATCTTTGACTTGCTTCTGTAAGATGAGATACTGTTCTCCTCATTTTAAAACTAGATACATAAGGATTATCAAGACCTGATATTTTTACAACTTCAAAACCCTTTGCAGGATTCTCAACAAATCTTTCAAACATCCAGGATAAACCTTTTAAAGGTGTAGCTGTTATTATGACTTTTCCTTTGAGATCTACTGTCCTCAATAAACATTCGTGAAATATTCCTTCGTCGTTTGGCTCTTCATCGATCCAAATTAAAGAAGTAGATCCGCCCTGAAAACTCTCTCTGCCACTGTCACAACTCATAGATACAATTCTTCCACCATTTGGTAGGATAGCAACAGCACGATCTTGTGAATTCCAACGTGTTTTCTTTGTACCTACAGGAAGATATTTGTCTAGTTTTGGACGTAGGTATTCAAGACCGTCTTTGTAACTCAATGAAGCACACCAGACAGTACTAGGATTCTTAGGAACTAGATCAAGAGGTAGGTTATTAAGTTGCAACCAATCTTTGACATATTGCTCCTTTGAACCACTTGCAAAGGCTACAGATAAACATGCACCTACTTCTGTTTTTCCTGCTCTGTTTCCTCCTGATATCAAAGTACTTTCAGAACCCAAAGAGAGAAGGCTATGCTGTTGTGATGTTCTTTTCTCAGTGATATCACAATGATCACACTTATATAGATCACCTTTGATTCTTTTCATAGGTCTACCACAACCGCGTTCACGTTCTCCTGTTATGCCTGTGTAGTTGTGGCAATGAGGAACCCAAAGAAGAGAAACTGAAAGAGGATAGTTCTTTGCATATTCAATCAGTTGTTGCTTCTTTTTCAGATTGTCTTCTAATTTTTTCCTGCTCATATTTATAAACTTTGTGATCCTTCATAAGTTGTTCGTGACACTCTGCTAGTAGTGATGTGTATTCCTGACCTATATGCAAATGTAGATCATAGAGAAGTTGAGATAATACTGGTGACTTAGGAAAGTTCTTACCCTGACACCATCTTAATAATTCTCTGCTTTTCCATTCAAACCTTTGACAGAAGTGCGTTTTCGATCCTATCTTCCTATTCAACCATTTCCCAAAATGAACATTCTTTATACTTGCATTCATTCTTTACTCCTCATCTAGATCTATCACAGGTCTAGCAATCAACTCTTTAATCTCTTCATCTGAGTTCTGCAATTCCTTCATCAACTGAACCACTGATAACTGTCTATTATCTACATTCACCTCTACAACCGGAGCAGATTGTTTTTGATATTCCTTGTGTACTCTTTCGAGGAGCCAAGCGGCCGCAGTCCATTGCTTTTCCTCTTTGGCTGCCTTCTGAATCAAAGCAAGATTAGCAAGTGCATGATTAGACCTTGCTTTTTTTACTCTCCTATTCAGATCTGCAAATATAGAATCCAGTTCATCATATCGATCCTGTTCTCCTCTTTGCATCCATGTATTATATGTTGATTGTGAGACTGAAGCATGGTGACATGCTAGTTTTTTAGACATGCCTAAACTGTATGCCTTTTCAAGCATTTGAATCACGATTTCATTCAATTTTGACGGTCTTCCAACTTTAGACATTTGACACCTCAAAGATAACAGCCTCAACTTTTACTATATCATGACCTGTCGCATGTTTGATTCTCTGAAGAGCAATATCACAATACTCTGGATTCATCTCTGTACCTATAAACTTAAAGCCTTCCATAGAAGCAGATACACCAGTAGTACCTGAGCCTAGAAATGTATCTAATACGATTCCTCCTTTTGGTGTGAGAAGACGACATAACCATGCCATCAGTTTTGTAGGTTTTACTGTAGGATGAAAGTTCTTTAATTCTCCTTGTGCCGTTCTTCCTGCTCTCGCATTCTTCAAACCTGCCGATCCTTCTTTTCTATTTGTTATCTGTGCTGAAGTTTTGCCTTTAAATTCATCAAGCCCTGTTTCACGTTCTGATCTTGAAGGTTTTGCACATTGATATATATTTGCAGGCCATCGACCTAGATCATTATATTGTGGTGGTTCTATCATTTCATGACCCTGATCTTTATGACTCTCAAAATGCCCTCTTTTATCTCTTATTCTACCATGTGGCATGGCAGGCTCTTGATTTCCTACCCAACAAGGATCACCATATCCAAATCTACAAGCATCTATATTAATTGCACCTGTTCCCCACTTCAAAACATTCTCTGATACATTCAACCCCTTCTCTATCGGCTTTCTGCAAAGGATTGCAGGCTCACAGGCGGGCTTCAATGCTGTTCCCCATCCTGACCAATATTGCGCTTCTTCTGTAGCTGGTTTTGTTATAAGTCCAATTTTATCAACATTTGATTTTTTTGGATTTAATTTGCCCATTTGATTATTAGTTTCTTGAAATGAATGCTTGTATCTTCCATCTGTTCTTTTTCCTAGAACTTCTCTTTCAACTCCTTTCATCTTATCAATCTGCTTTGATATATCCATACTCTTTGGAAAACCTGAGAAGTACAACCAGTTGATCATATCTCTAATCTCAAACCCTTCATCCTCCAAAGCACAAACCATTCTATGTATTGCTCTTGTAGCACCAAAAGCAACAATATGACCACCATGCTTTAATACTCTGAAGCATTCTTTAGCCCATTCTTCAGTTGGTACAGAATGATCCCAATCTTTATCCATAAACCCGATACCATAAGGCGGATCGCAAACAATACTATCTATTGAGTTATCAGGAAAAGACCGCAATATTCCAACGCAATCACCACATAGAACATATTGATCCCCTACAGCATAGATTCCTCCTTCTTCTGCTATTTTCACGCGTTCTAGGTCTAGATTATCAGCATCTTCATAATCATCATAAACAGCATTATCAGATTCAGGAGGTAGTTCTGTATCTATGTTTTCCAAAAGTGAATCAAGTTCATCTTGTGAGAATCCGATATCATCTAGATCATTTTCAGGAAGAGCAGACAGAATATCTTTCAGCATATCCTCATTCCAATCTGATATCTCTCCAAGTTTATTATCTGCTATTGCTAAGAGTTCCGCTTCTGTTCTAGATAGTTTCATATATCGTACTGGAATTGTGGATAATCCGAGACTACGTGCAGCTGCAATCCTTGTGTGACCGGCAATAACCATAGAATCTTCTTCTCGTGCTATTACAGGAGAAGCAAACCCAAAACGCTCTATAGACCTTGCAACCTTAGAAACTGCTTCAGTGTTTATTCTCGGATTGTGTTCCCATTCAACAAGAGAATCAATATCTACATATTCTCCTATACTCTCTTTTTTCTTCTTTGCCATAAAGAACTCCCTATAAAAAAAGACTAGTATAGACTAGCCTTTTATCAGAAGATTGACAATATATTGTTATACTTTATCTTTCAAAGCATCTTCCATGTAAAATACTAGACCTTGCATGAATACTTCTTTAAGATCTTCTTTTGGGAATACCTCACAGTATGCAATACAAATAACATCAAGATTTGTAATATTTTTAAAAGTATATTTACTATTATTTTCCCACTTATAAAGAGTAGTTCTCTCAATTTTAAATAGATCGAGTGTTTCCTGTCTTCCTTTTTTACAAATAATTGCTCTAAGTAGTTTTTTTATGTATAGATTGAGTTTCATTTTATTCTCCTTTGATTGTATTGTTTATATGGGTTCTTTTACTTTGGTATCTTTCAATAAATGCGAATATATGCTTACATGGCCTTTGCTGCTTCTTTAGTCTATGACTCCAATCTGCACAAGTGCAAGACATTCTTTGAGGCTCTCTTTCACCCTGTCGATCAAATATCTCTACAGTATATCCTCCTGTTACTGTCTTTCCTGTCATGTAGGTATATTCTAGATTAGGAGCAACAGAACAAGCTACAAATTGCACCTTCTTACTTTTGACATATCTAGAGAAGAGTTTAAATTTATGTTGTTCGACAATCTGATCAACATACTGATTAAGATGTTCTATGATTTCCTGTTTATTCATTGGTTGCTCCCAGAAGAAAAAGAGAAGAGATAAGGAAGAGGAAGAAGAGAAATGTGTATATTTCTGTACGATGCTCAAGACATGCGTTTGCAAAGTCAATCATATTCATTTTGACACCCCCAACATGCGATCTAATCTATCGGATTCTGATTGTAATCTGCTAGATAATGATCTAATTAGGCTTTGCTGTTCTGATATTAATCTACTCTTAATCCTGTCTATTTTAAACAGCAGACCCTGAAGATCTTGAGGTGTTCCCTTAAAGATTGCATCAGGTATCTTTTCAGATAGAACTTCAATCTGTTCTTCTAGTTGTTGAATATCTGCTCTTAGTTTGTCTATATAGTCCATTGTGTACTCCTTTGGTTAGTTGGGAGGTGTTACCCTCCCATGTTAGTTGGTTATCTTATTTCAAACAGAAACTTGCCGTCTTCTTTTGCAAATCCATCATCATAGAAAAATGCTCTACAGGTTCCTACATCAGCCCATATTATATTTTTCTTTTCCCATGGTTCTGCATCATTCATTCTTAATTCGATTGAGAATAAAATATCCATTTCTCCCCACTCTTCTAGATCTTCTCTTGATGGTTTTCCTTCTTCAGAATACCAATAAGAATAGCAGTCCTCTTCTTGTTCATCCCATGCCATCCATCCTGATAATTTCACCCTGACAGAATACACATTTTTATCTTGTAAAAAAACATCTTTACAATGCTGAACAGCTGCTTTTTTCATTGCTACCCATTCTTTGCGGAATATTTCCACGGTTTCTTCGTTTGTTGGTTTCATTGTGTACTCCTTTGGTTATTGTACGGTTATGATTAAGATGTTTTCGTTAGTGAACTCTCCATCATCATCCAACTCAGGGACAAGATCCTGATCGATGATTTGAAGGTTGTGCAAGTTACAGAATGAAATTGCAACTCTCATAGATGCACACGTTAATAGGATATTGCCTTCTTTGTCTTGCACATCAATAGCGATAAAATGATTCATTGTTTTCTCCTTTGGTATACAATCAGTATAACTGATGTTGAAAATAAATCAACATAAAAAGAGAAAAAAACTATTATTTCTTATCTTTTTTTATCTTTTGAGGAAGAGCGGCGATCCTTTTTAGTCTTTCTTTGTTCTTCCTGTAGGATTGAAAAGGCTTTGCAGGAGAGAATCCAGCTACAACAGTTCTAGCAGTTGCATCCAGTTCCTGTTCTAGTTCTGATCTAAGTTCTTTTATTCTTTGCTTCAGTGCCTTCTGTGATAGATACTTTGTTTTGTACAACTTAGAGCCACAAGATAGGCAAATAATCATATCAAACTTATGATCCACTCGTACACTATACCCACAAGATAAACAAGTACATAGAACTGAATAGGAACCATCTGATTCTTTTCGTTTTGTGGATATTAAACAAGTCATTTATTATGTACCTTTGCATGACAGGTGCGACAAAGAACTATTAAATCTTGTGGCTCTTCTGCTCCAAGTCTATCATAACAGTTATGATGAACATCCAAGATCTCTTCTTTGGTGCTACAGGCTTGACATTTATATCCGGCTCTCATTAAAGCCTCTGATCTTGTTTTTTTCCAATGTGCAGAATGAAGATATGCAGCATATGTTCCTTGATCCATCTTAGGGTTTTTATGAGTAGCCCATGAATTATCAATCCAATCTTCTAAAAATGCTTTATGACTATCCAGAGCATCGGCATGAATACAGTTTGGGCAAATTGGAGAACCTTGATCTGTTCTGCTCTTCTTCTCCCTTGCATAGGTAGATCCGCATCGTTGACACTTTGCTGAAAGAATGAGGGATCCCGCTCTTTTTGTCAATGCTCTGTTATCTACTCCTGTCATATCACTAATTTTCATCGCTGTAATATCAGTGTACCAATACAAATAACGAATCAAACTAGATACAGATTCTTTGTCATCCTCTGCTGTGCATTCCTGCAAATAGGAAGAGATAAGATTATCAAGTGCTTCCTGTTGTTCTTTCTTTGCAATCTCATAAAAGTTTATACTATCATTGATCGTTTCTATCTTTTTTATTGCTGTTGCTATACGATGCTGTATCATACTTCTTAATCTCCCTGATATCAAGATAGAATTCATCAATACCACCGAACGAAAAAAACGTCTTGACATGATAAGTGTTTTCTTTGATTGATAATATCTTACCCACAATTTGAACCATAGACAATTCTTTTTTCCTGAACCGCACCAAATCACCAACAGAAAGAGCAAGATCACTTTGTAATTTCTTCTTTGCTTCTGCTTCGAGTCTTTCATATTCTTCTAGTTTCTCTGGGTATTCTGCTTTGATAATGTTTGATAAACTTTTCATTTTATTCTCCTATAGCTGTTTTTATCTTTTGAAGATTGAGATCATGACAATGTGGTGAGGTCTTCATATTTTCAATCATTGTTTTGTTAGATATAGATGGATATGATGTATATTGCTTTATGTTGTGATCAAGCAACCAATCAAAATCCTCTTGACCTTCATCTGTATTTATAACTTTCAAATCAGGTTCTTCTGGCTTTGGTTCCTGCTTCTTAAATTGCAGAATCTTCTCATGTACTTCCTCAACTAACATGGCTGTGTGTACATTGGGTTTTGATGATCTCCCTTTTCCATTCTTGATCCAATAAGAGATCCCTTTGACTATATAATTACCGGTCCAAACTCTACCGCCTTCTTTCTTCATTCTTAGATTGTATGCACCGATCAGCATTAACTCATCAGTCAAATAATCAGAACAATCTGCAGGAAGAACCTTCTCAAGTTCTTCAATGTAGTTCTTTCCTTTCCATCCAAAATAAAGAGAGAATTTATTGATCATTTCTTTTTGCTTATCGGTTAATATCAATCTGTTAATACTTTCTGTTAAATCTTTTTGTTCATTATTTTTGATATGTTTATACACAGTGTGTTTTTCACTAGTCTCTACAGTGTGGATTACACTAGTCTCTACTGTATCATTTTCACTAGTCTCTACAGTGTAGACTTCTGAAGTAGATTCATTCTCTGAAGTCTCTACTGTGTAGACTTCTGTTTTGATTGTAAAAATAGCAGTTGTTCCAGCTCTTTGTTGTGACGTTAAAAAACCGTTCTCTTTGAGATTTGCAATTCCTTTTCCTACATAACCTCTTGAGCATCCTGTAAGATTCATCAAACGATCATACGAAGGAAAACACTTTCTTATTCTGTATTGCTTCCCTTCTTCTTCTTTGATTTGAAATTTAGTATGTAGGCATAATGTTAAAAATAAATGCTTACCACTTGAATTTAATGTTCTGATTTGATGTATTTCATCTTTGAATATCATTGTATATTGTTTACTCATTGATACATCCTTTAATAAGTATAGCTAGATTGATCTCTTCATAGAATACAGACTCGAAAAGAGGATACTGATCTTTTACATAGTTATAATTGATTGCGATCTTAAGTAGGTCGTTGTGATCTCCTTCTGGTTTCTTCTCTGTGCATTCTTCATTATTCATAAGCATTAAATTAACACCTGAAAGTAGAAGGTAACATGCTTCTGCTGCGTTCTTTGGATTATCATAGTGTGTACTAGATTCCTTTTCTCCTATGCTAGATTTGTGAATCCATACACCATTTTGATCAAACTGATATGTAAATGTGATCATGTTGTACTCCTTTGATAAAAAAAGGGAGGTTTGACCCTCCCATGTTAGTTGGTTAGATTATGCTCTTTCTACTACTTGCTCGATATTAAAAACGAAGAATCTTCTGGGGACACTCTTTTTCTTTTCAGGATCATTCTTATCTGTAACTGATACGATTTTGATCAACTCGGTTCCTTTTGATCCCTTCATAACTTTGTAGCCTGCATCTTTCCACTGTTTAAATGTAGCCCATCTTTGATCTAGAAATGGACTGTCAAGAAGTCGTAAAATATTTCCTTCTGTGTACTCTCTGCCTGTTGTTGCGTTTGTAGGGAATGCTATAGGAAGTTGCATTTTTTCAGATATTTCTTTCATTGTTTTGCCTTTGGTTAGTTGTTAATTGGTTAGTAATTATATTATAACAGATGTTGATTCTTTTTCAACATTTATTTAATAAAAAATACAAAAAGAAAAACTCCTCTAGATAATCTAGAGGAGTTCTAACCAGAAAAACGGAGTCATTATAATCAAACGCAATTATAACGAAACAACTAATTATATACTAACAACTACTGAAACACCTGTCAAAGCATCAGAAGAAGTAATTGTAAGATTATCATTATCTGTAAGTGATACTTGAACATGGACTAAATCGTCATTACTGTCATAAACAGAAACATGCACAAGTTTTTCACCAAGATCATGATTGATAGTTTTTGCTACATTTGCTGTCAAAGATTGATTTGTGAAGGTTGCTCTAAAAAATCCATTATCAACATTGATTTCGCCGTTTGTACTATTATATTGCAATCCACTTCCAGCAGGAGCAGAAATAGAAGCTCGTGCATTTGCATCAGTGTATTGTGTGATTGTAGATGAAAATTGACCAGTTCCCGAATTGTAATTAAGACCTACACCCGCTGACAATGCGGATCTAGCATTAGAATCAGTGTATTGTGTGATTGTACTAGAAATTGCACCCGTTGAAGAGTTATAAGCAATACCCGCTCCCGCTGACAATGCGGATCTAGCATTAGAATCAGTATATTGTGTAATGCTACAAGCAAATTGACCTGTTGAGGAGTTATAGGTTAATCCTGTTCCAGCACTCACAGCCGCTCTTGATCTTGCATCAGTGTAAAATAATTTGTTTGATCCCTCAACTAAATCATCAGTATCAAATTCTGTAAAGTCTAATGATAATTGACCTGATATGCTAATATCAATACCCTTTCCATACGAAAAGGCGCCTCTTGCCAATGCATCAGTGTATTGTGTGATTGAACTAGTAATTACACCCGTTGAAGAGTTGTAAGATATTCCTGTACCTGCTGACAAAGCGGCTCTTGCATTTGCATCAGTGTATTGTGTAATGCTAGAAGAAATCTGACCTGTAGAATTATTGTAGGAAATACCAGCACCACCAGACAACGCAGCACGAGCATTAGAATCAGTATATTGTGTGATTGTACTAGATATCTGTCCACCTGCAGAAATGTTAATTCCTGCACCTGCTGACAACTTTGCGACGATCTCAGCAGAAGTTAGGCCTGATTCGACCTCTGTATAATTCGAAGCATTTGATCCATCAGCACCTGATACGATATAGGTTTCCGCTCCACCTGTGGCAGCAGTCAAAACTAAGAAGTCACCTTTTTTCAAATTTGCAGCTGTAGAAGATTCGTTTGAAATAAAGTTTGCTAGGGATGATTGTGAATTGTCAACGTGTACATCAGAAATCAAAAGTGATGATACGGATAACTCACCACCGGAAACAGATAGATAGGATGATGATCCAGAAGCGATCGAGGAGATGAAAGAAAGACCAGATACATCTTGTTTACGGACTAGATCATTATTGTTGCTAGGAGCAGTGTCAGACTGTACTTGACCTTTGAAGACGTATGTAGGTGAATAGTTATTGAATGGCATAGTAATATCCTTATTTTGGGGTTAAAAGTCATTACTATTCTATCTTATAATCACTGTACCCGATAAAGAATCTGAAAAATTTATCAATATTTGACTACTTGTAGCATGTCTTACTTCAGCATGTACGAGATAACCGGATGAATCTATAATTATCACTGTAGGAATATTTTCAAAATCGTGTGTAATCGTTAGAGAGGTTTGATCTGTAAATGTTACCTCTTTGATCGTACCATCAGAAGAACCACCGCCACCGCTTGAACCCGTTCCTCCTTGCCTATTAAATGCGTTACCTATAGCCATGTTTACTTCTTCCCATCGTTATACGTTATGACTATCTGATCAATCGTTAGAGTTCCTTGATTTGTTTTTACATGTGCATAGACTGTATCAGCAGTATCTAATGAGATGATGCCATCTATTCTAATGATTCCTGTTGAGGAATTTGTATCAGTAAGACCTCTTTGAAGATCTGTAACTGTATCTGTCAGAACCATTTGATCACCTGCTGAATCTTCAGAAATGCAGACAGTTATTTGAGATGGATGATTGCTATGAGAAGCATTTGAGCATTGTATATTTATCAAAGATACATGAGCAATAAAACGGGCTGTTCTAGGTGTATAACCTAGATCAATCTCTATCTTCTTTGATATATCGTATGTATTGCCTATACCTGATACCGATCCCGTAGATCTCGCGTCACTCATTCCCATATCTCAATCCTGTTCTTTTCAGTATTATATAACAATATATTGCAGACTACAAAAACTGACAACAAAAAGAAAAAACCTCCCAAAGGAGCAGGAGGAAAAACCAAGAACAGAAAAGTTTTTTTTAAAGGAGCAATCCATCAATCCCATTGAGAATTAACTGGTTTTGATTCTTCTATATCTATTTGATCATCATCATCTAATTTACCAAGTTCTGTTTTTATGTTGTGGAATAGTTTTGTTAGCTGTTCTATAATTTCGTTGAGAGAAAATCGTGAATTAATAATGTGAATACTCAAAGCAAATAAGATCCCGTTCGCTATTGCGTTGTCAGAATGACCTTTTGATTGTAACTCGTAGATTACATTATTAAACTCTAGAGCACATGCACGATTTTCAGTTTCATTTTTCATGCTGTTTTTCCAGTATCTTTTCAATGTGTTCTAATCTCCTAGCAATATCTTTTTCAATATCGTCTCTTTCCTTCTGTACTTTTTCAACAACTGCGATCCATCTATTCCTAATCTGCTCTTCTTTCTCTTCTTTTTGCTGCAGAAGCATTTCGATCTTTTTTTCACTTTGCGAGTTTGAATAAATAGCATAAAGAGCAAGCAAACCAATAGGACCTGCATTAAGAAGAATATCATACATCATTTCCATTATCTTAATTCCTTCTTAATTTCTGCTACGTCTTCACCGATACGATCAATCTTTTGAGAGAGATTTGTAAGAGTAGTTCTATAAAGTTCTCGATCTTCTTTGTTATCCTTATACAGTCTCTCCATATATTGTTTCTGTGACTGCATTAGATTCCACAAAACAACACAGGCAAGGCACAAAGCACCAAACTGACCTGTTACAGCATTGATCAAACTAGAGATATCCATGTCTCTATTATAATTGATCCTCGGCAAGATTTAAGATTTTAGGTATAGATTTTTTCAATATTTGACCTACTATTTCTATCGCTTCCTGTTTATCTATCTTGTTATCGTCGGCTTTTGCTTCTTCAAATGCTTCTGGTAGATCATTCAAACTTTTAACAATAACTTGTATAACCTGCCATCTAAACCGCACATTGTAATTCATACCATTGTTTATAGATATCAACTCTTCCATCTTCATGCCTGTGATAAGAATAAAGTTAGATACAAGATCCCATATTTCTTTTCTGGTTACTTTTTTACCACCGTCTGAATCTTCTTCTTTTGCGGCTCTGATTTGAATGTATGTATTATAGATTTGATCCATCAAGACTTTTGATAGTGTTGCATAAGGTATTTTCATAGGTGTATTCCTTTTAATATTGTTAGTGTAAATGTAGATCCTTTTCTATTCTGTACTTGTTTATGACATAGATCCATAAAATCATTAAATCCTGTCTGTAAAACAATACAACCCGCCGAATATCTTCCTATTCTTAGAGAAGTGTTTGAGGAGTTTGCACGATGAATTTGAATACCTGCAGAATCGTGATCCTCTCCTCCATAGTCAATAACCTCATCACGGGTTCCATCTCTCCAAACAGGTATATCTTTACAGGGTACGAGACATTCATAGCCACTAGAACGCATCCCAATCTTAAAAGAGGACCTGTATTGATGATTGTGTTTGAGGATTGCAACACCTGCCGATCTCGATGGATTCAAAAGATAATGTTGACCTGCATGAGTAGTACAAGGAAAAACGTATTCTATCCACTTCTGATCCCAATACACAACATGAATTGTATCTTGAAAAGTGTCTGGCCTTTCTAACATATTCCTACAAGCGATAATATTTAGATCGTACTTGCCTTTAAAAGTCTTAAAACCACGAGCAACACACTGATCTATTACGGGTGGATTGTCTATTGAGTATCTAATCATGTTTATTCTCCTCTTTTTCTCTTATGTCTTCAGGAACCTCTGAAGGATCTATATTTATCTCAAATCCTGTTTTTGCATATATTTGAATAGCAGCTTCTTTAACAACATAAAGATAATAATACTCTCCATTGTATAATAACTTTCTTATCCACCAGTATTCTTTCATTGTATTCTCTTTTATGTTGGCACAGTGTTCTTGTACGGATGAGAAGCAGGAAGAAGAGCAGTAAGTTTAAACTTATGAGCGATATAACCCTCTACTTTTTCACGTTCTGCATCATGAAGAGGTATTGAGAATGTTAATAACTCGGCAAGATCAAAAGAGCCAAAAGCGAAATTAAATTGCTGTGTTTGATTTGCATAGTTTATATCTGGATCTCTTCCTATTCTGAAGTTAGGAGAAAGAGATATATCTGTATTCGTAGGAGGAAAATCTGAAGTGTTGACTCTTGTACCATTGACATACAATCCTTCCTCACCACTATAACCACCAACATCAGCAGAAGAATATATAACAATCTTCCAATTTGTATCAGGAGGAGCGATCTGATTATCTTGATGAAAGGTGTTGCTGTTGTTATCGTAGCCTATTGCATTTGTATAGGTCGACCCTGAAAAAGAATCTAAGAGATGTAACTGGTAAGATCTACCACAGTTTATCAAAGGAGCTTTATAATAACTTCCTCCTGAAAAATCAGTATCACCAATTGGATCAGCAGAAGCACGCATTAACATAGCAACACAGATCCCATCTGTACCCGATAGATCCATTTTAGAATTATAATCTGTAGCAAGAAATTCATGATCGCCAAATGCAAATCTAGCAAAATGAAAACCTGAGACAGTGATAGATTTAGAGGGCGATCCTGCTCCTGTGTTATAGTTGTTGTTATTCCCTGCTTGATTTGAGAATGAGAATGAGTTCTGTCTATCGATCCATGTCGTTACATCTCCACCAGATTCTGACATATCAACATCACTAGATAACCATATAAATAACTGAGTATTGTTATAAGTTGAGTTTGGTAACCAACCACTATAGGCACCATCTGAATCTTCTGTATCTTCTGTTCTTTGCATTTTGGGGGATGGAATGCCTAATGTAACTGTACATTCTTGAGCATCAATCGAGTAATCACAACCCAACACCATGCAATATCTTCCTTTGTAAATAGGATCAACTGTATCATAAAGATGCTCAACATAGTTAGATCTGAAGGTTACAATATCCCCAGCTACAAGTGTTGCAAATCTCAAAGGAAGTTTCACAGACAATCTTTCAGATATGTATAGATCCCACACTCGCAAACGTCTTAAATCTTGTAATGCTTGTGATTGTCTATTGTCAGGATCTGCAAGATAATACAAACTGAAGTCTCTCTCTATCTCTGATAATGCAGGAAGAGAATCAACACGAGATCCATTGTAAACACCTCCTGAGTAGTACACATTCACAAAGTTGTATTTGATGTATGTAGTTCTATAAATGTTTGCTATATCGGGTGAAAAGAAATCATGTTGTAATACATCAATAATATCATAATCTGATATCTCTGCTCTTAGATCGGGTGTTTTTCGTGTCTCTATTCCTTCAGGATCTGTACAGGCCCTAATAGATATCGAATCCTGTCTGTAGACCGGAAAAATACCAACTGTCAAAAAGATATCTACAATGGATCTGAATCCATTTGATAGAGGAGATTCCACTGCGAAACCTATATCATAATCAGCACCCGTTGATCTTGTTATCTCTTTGCTTGCTCTTTTGGCATCTGACACATCGAAGATCTGTTTGTCAATCTTACCACCTATAGACCACTCAACAGGATAAACATCAAACTCCCCATTGTTACCCGTTCCTGTACTCGTTAGAATACTTGCAAGAATCTCATAAGGTTCTCCTTGTAGCCAAGCACAATAGCGAACCGTAGATCCTCTTTTTAAGGTTACTCTAGTTGTATTGTTGTAATTTGCTGTCGTTATTCCTGTTAAGGATGTGCTTGTAGATCCTGTCCAAAAGATATAAAACTCTTGATTACCTCCTCCTGTACCGTCATTGATACACTTTGCTATTCCTTTCGATCCTGCTTTTTTGAAGAAAGATGCATCTGTAAGATTTAAAGTAGCATCACCTGTTCCAAAGTCTGCACCTGTTGAGGTTGTTGTTTGTCCTACTTCATAGAATAAAGAAAAATGAGGTGGATCTGTATCTGAAAAAACAGTTCCTGCTCTTGTATCTAGTGACGTTTGTAAAGTAGATAATAGATCCTTAAATCCCAATGAAAATAGACCTCTTTGCCCTGATATCGTATCTAATGATCCTATTGCTAGGTTTCTGAATCCCTGTCTATTGATTGAGCATTGAAGAACCGCTATCTGTCCTCTTCTCATCTTTGGCAATATTGATCTAATATCACCTGACAACTGAAGAGAAAAACCACCAAAAGACACAGACCATCTTTGAGGGATTACCCTTGATCCTGTTATTCTTACAGAACCCCTAGCAATCTGTATATTCCCTGCATCATCCTCAACAGAAAAGGGTTCTCCTAAGGCATTGAGAACACCAACAAATTCTAATCTATATCTTACATATAGAGAAGATCGATTGAGAGAACCAACAAATTCAAGATCCCAACTCATACTATGCTCTTACCTTGTTGTCTTGCTATCTCGTTAAGTATTGCAAGACCTTGTATTCTGTCTGTGCTAGAAATACCTCCTACATTTGTAAACGGATTAGAACCACCAGAAGCAGCAGGAACCTCTGAAGGCTTGAAGTTTGGAGATCTATCTATACCGTCAAAGCCTGAATGAAAGTTAAATAATGTATGTGTATCTAGATACAATCGTACATTAAGAGAAAACAAACGACCGTTCTCATTTGTTATAATGTTTTGTCCTATGTCAGCGGCTGCTCTTCGCAATGTGGGCCAAAAACGATAATATCTAAGGAATGCTCTTTCTGGATATGTGTATGCCATCTTTGGATTGAATGTAATATTACCACCCGTTGAAGAAGAGAAAGAACCATCAACACCTGCGATCTTTGACTTCTCAATAATTGACGTAGGTGAATCTGTTTGTATTGTCACATAATCACCTGTAACAGGAAGATTTGCACCTGTAATATCTTTAAAAGGGTTTGATCCTAATAACTGTGTTGCAGAATTTTGTTCAACTGTATTCAGAAAAGGATGAATGTAGGCTTTATCAGCATCAGCACAGAAGGAAACATATCCTCCTCGATCTAGATGATTCTGCATAGATTCTAACTTGATAGCAAGATCCTCACCTAATAGCATTCTATCTCTTTGAATCGTTACAAACTCCCTTTGCAATCCGTGAGATAGATATCTCCTTCCACCCCTCGAAATAGATTCTGATACATCATATTGATATTCAGAAAACAGTTCTCCTAACTTCTCACCTAGATCAATCGTTCTAAGTGATCTAGCATCAGGCTCAGGAAAATAATAAAACTTTGCATTACCCATCATCGACCTCCAAATAAGGGAGAAGTAGAAGATCCAAATGTTTGGAACCTTCTCTCAATCTGTCTAACCAACTCATCAACAGCATTACTTTCAACTACAGCTGCATTTATATTGATAGTCATGCCACCTTGACCCATGCCCATAGTTCTCTGTACTGCTTGAGGCATTTGACCAGTTTCGGGCACAACGAACTCCCCTCTGTGAAGCATCGCTAATCCTTCGTCTGCTCCTGTAAACTTGATACCACCTCTAGCAGAAGGAATGAATGGGCCACCACCGCGCTTTGATCCTCCTGATAAAATACCACCTACAACATTAACGCGTCTAAAGAACTCCTCAAAACCTTCCTTCAATCCTTCTTTGATATTCTTTCCTATGTTCTGTCTTCCTTCTCTTGTAAATATGCTTTTAATTCCATCTATGATCTGTTTGACAAACTCAGCAAGACCTTTAAACAATCCGAATACAACACGATCAGCAAACTCAACAAAGAGAGGAGGCAAGACTTGAAAGAGGATTCTAGGCAATGCACGCAAACCCAACTCTATAGCCTTTGCTCTTGCTCTGATATCTTCCTCAACACTCTTTTCTATCTCTGCAACAGTAGATCCTCTCTGCCCTAGACCCTCAGCAATTTTAAGAACTGCAAGAACACCTGTAACTGCTAAAGCTGCTCCTCCCGCTAGTCCTTTACTCAATGCTCCAGATAATCTAGACACAGACTGCCCTAGACCCTTTACAGCAATGGAAAAGATCTCAGTTACACCTAATTTCATTTTATTGATAAACTCTTCAAATCTTGTAAATTTCGTCGCTTCTATCGTTATTTCACCGAATGATTGACCATCTAGCATTCCTGCTTCAGCATCTAGGGTAACTGTATCTAATAACTTTTTCCTAAGTGTATTTGCAAATAGATCAATTCTAGATCCATCAAATGATTTGTTTATAATCTTATCAATAGCAGCAAAACCAATTGCAAAATCAGATACAAATTTAGCGATATTAAAAGATACAAATTTGCGAAAAAGATCACTTACAACATCATTTAAATCTCTAATGTGTTCTGTAGTTTCCTTAGATTCTTTTCCTACTTTTTTGATCTGCTCTCCTGCATTCAAAGAAGCACCTGCTAGACCATTCATAGATCCGCTAAATCCATTTACCAACTCATTGAATTTTTTTGCTTCTGCAAGTGCATTGTCAAAAGCAAGTGATAATCTATTTGTTGGATCTATTGTTTTCTCAAGTGCTTGACCAATTAAGGCACGAAATGAATTTGAAAGATTATCTATTTCAAGACCTAAAAACGCGACTGCTTTACTTATGAAATTAAAAGCCATGAATAAAGGTCCCATCAAAGTATTTATTGTTAGATCTATAGAGAATTCTAGAAATGATCTGAATCTCTCATCTAGATGCTGATAAGCATCTGTCAATCCTTCTATCAATGATATTGTAAAAACGACAGTAGATCCAAAATTGATCATGCCTTTGGTTACTTTATTTTGAGCATCAAAATAATTAACAAGTCTCTGAAGAGATCCATTTATAGCAGTTTGCAAGGAAGATAAAGCAACTTGAAAATCTGCGGCTGCTCTACTTGCTTCAGGCCCTGTATCTATTCCAAACTTTTCTGTAAATTCTAAGAAGTTCTGAAAGTTTCCTGCTGCTAGTGCTTGATTTAATTTTGATCCTGCCTTACCAAACAAAAGAACTGCAACCCTTGATCTTTCTGAAGCATCTTCTATAGATTGTAATTTCTTAATACCATCTAGCATGATCTCATTGTTAGATCTAAGTTTTCCATTTGCATCAACAACAGCGATTCCCATGCTCTTAAATTTCTTCTCTACCTCTCCGCCCTCTGTTGCAAAAGTAGCGAATCTAGTAGCAACACCACTTAAAATAGCGTTGAGTTCTGTAGCAGGTTGACCCGATGCTAAAAGAGCTTGTCTTAATCCTTGTATAGATTGAGCAGTTAGACCTGATCGAACTGCTAGATCATTAAGTTCATTTGTTAGATCTGTGACCTTCTGAGTAACCTTAAAAGCAGCTACTACTGATAATGTTAATGCTGTGGTAACTCCTGCCACAGCAAATTGTAATTTTCCAAAAACAGATCTAGCCCTTCCTACTAGAGTTAAGGCTTTTGCTGTTTTCTTTGCTTCTTTTTGTGTTTTCTTAAAAGTTTTATTTGTTTTCTTTGCAGATTCATCTGTTTTCTTGAAACTCTTTTTTCCCTTCTTATCTACTTTCGCGAGTTCTTTGATAAGTTGATCTAGTTCTTTGGTGATATCATCAAGACCTTTTTCTGCTGCTTTTGTCTTAATATCTAAAACATATTCTACTAAATT